AGAGCATCTGCCTTACAAGCAGGAGGTCATAGGTTCGAGCCCTATTGCGCCCACCATTTTCTTAAAAGATATTTAGTATAAACTAAATATTTTTTAATTTATGGCCTGGTAGTTCAGTTGGTTAGAACGCTAGCCTGTCACGCTAGAGGTCGACGGTTCGAGCCCGTTCCAGGTCGCCATAAAAATAATAATAGGAAAGGGAACATCTTTCCTATTATTCATATAAGGCTTTATAGCTCAGTTGGTAGAGCAAGGGACTGAAAATCCCTGTGTCCCTGGTTCGATTCCAGGTGAAGCCACCAAACAAAAACCGTTATATCAATAGATATAGCGGTTTTATTATTTTAAAATTATAATTAAAATATGTAACATATATAACATTTTGAACATATTTAGTGTGTCAAAAAGTGTGTCAGGTTTAGGCTAAAAATTGATTCACTATATCAATAGATCTTTGGTTATCTTGTGAATCTAAATGTGTATATATATTTAACAATACTTTTACATCTTTATGCCCAGTCCAAACTTGAGCTTGCTTAATATCAATTCCAGCTTTATGTAATATACATACATATGTATGTCGTAATTGATGTAAAGTAAATTTTATTTTATCTTCTTCTTTTAAATCTTTATTTAGTCCGTTTAAAACATTTGTTAATTTCTTTTTTATGCTAGTTTCAGACATCATTTCGCCTAAACGATTAGGGAATATATAGTCACTTTTTTTATGTGTGTCAAACATAGATTTTAGTGTGTCAAATAAAATATTAAAAATTGGTACTTTCCTTTGTTCAGAATTTTTTGTGTTTTTCAGATGTGGCTGATTTTTTTCAAAATGTACAGCCTTATTTATTAAAATGTATTTTTCTTCAAGGTTTATATCCTTATATTGTAATGGCACAACTTCTTCTCGGCGTAATCCAGTATAAATCATAAATAATATCATAAATGCATTAGAATTAGTTTTTGATAAGGTTTTAATTTTTTCTATAACAGATGTAGATAAAGGTTCTTTTTCTGCTGGTTTATGCTTTTTTATTTTAATTCCAAATGCAACATTTTTATAGATATAATCATTTTCAACTGCTTTGTTTAAAATTTGCTTTATTGTAAGAAGAGCTACATCTTTTTTTCGTGTAATTCCTTTTTTATCTAAAACATTTAACATGGTAACTACATCAGATTGTTTTAGATTTTTTAAAGGAATATTTCCTATATTAGGTTTTATATATAATCTAATTGCATCTTTATACATTTTTATTGTTGCTTTCTCCTTGTCGGATTTATATGTTTCAACCCATTTATCGGACCAATCTGCAACACTCATATTTTTATCATCTGCTACAGTTCCTTTTTCATTTAAATATTTGTATTCAATATACTGCTTTTCTAAGTCTTTCGGATTGTCGGAATAAAGTGTTTTTAATTTTCCATTAACGGAAACTCTTTTCATTAGTCTGCCATCAGCTCTTTTTGTGTAAGTAAAAGCCATAAAATACCTCCTAAATGTAAGAATTTTCTTTATAATAATTATAAGCAAATGCTACTGTATCTTCGGAAAGGTTTAAATATTCTGCAATTTCATATACATTTTTTAAACCTTTCTTAAACGCATCTTTAAAATCATTTATAGAAACCAAAACAGTACATTTCCATTTGTTAGCTCTATATTCTTTTTGTGCAATTGTAGATGGGGAAGAAGAGCTATTATAAAAAGCATTACAATAGTAATGTCCTAGCTCTTCTGCTAAAAGTTCTTTTTCCTCTGTAATGCTTTTTATTTTTGAATAATTTAATCCAATATAATAATCTTTATCTACTCGTAATATAATTGCCTTATTTTTCATTTTGAAGTCATCTATAGATATATTTTCTTTTACTACTATATTATATAATTTGTTTAATTCCATAAATTTCCTCCAACTCTTATATTAATTATTATTGTTCTTTCCGTATTTTATTTGTTTATAATATCTAAGTGCATCAGCAATTTCTTCGTCTGTCAAGCCTTCTGCGTCTTTGTGGTATGCAAAATCAAACTCTTGTTTTATTTCTGCATCTGGTTTGCGAATGTCAGATTTGCACATTAGGTAATCTAAAGAACAATTAAAAATTTCACACATTTTTATTTTAACTTCGTCGCTAGGCAAATTAGAACCACTTTCATAGTTAGCAATACTACTTTTTCCTTTCACAGATGCAATTTTTTGAGCTAGCTCTTCTTGCGTTAAATTAAGTTCTAAACGAAGTTGCTTAATTCTTTTTCCAATTAATTTCATATCCTCATCAGTCATATACATATCTCCTTGTTCATTTTTTATAAACATTATAGCATAATGTTCAGTGAAAGTAAACAATTAAAAAGTTTTTTTCTTACAGCAAAGCAGGTTGTACAATATTTTTAAACTTTTTTAAAAAAACTATTGACAAGTTCAATTATTCTGTATATAATCAGTACAACAAAACTGAACAAAGGAGGTGTGACATGAAAAATAAATATAGCAAGTATGTAAATACAGACGCTTTAAAAAAAGCAAGAGAATCTAAAGGGTTTTCATATAGAGATATGTCAAAACTTATGGAATTTAAAAGCCCTGCAGCTTACTTCAATATCGAAAATGGATTAGTGGAACCCAAAATTTCACATATAAATAAGATATCTAAAATATTGAAAATGCCAAGTTCAAATTTTTTTAACTTTAAAGTACAATAAAACTGAACAAACATGTATTCAAAAAATCAGGAAGAGGTGATTTAAATGGCAACTAATATATTAAGTAAAAAAAGAACAAAGTATGTAACTGCTAAAGAATTAGCAGAAGAGTTAAGTACAACAACAATGCAGATATATAGAATATTTAAAAGACCCGAAATGCAAGGTGTTCTAATAAAAATAGGTGAAAAATCGATGAGAGCTGATAAAGATCAGTTTTATGAAATATTAAAGCAAATATACAGATAAGGATGTTTAATTCAAAAATTTAATTCTAAAAAAATTCACGTAAATTTGCACGAAAGAATTAAGAAAAAAAACGAAAGAAGGTGAGAAGATGGAAATAAAATGCACGGTAGAAGAGCTAAAAGAATTATTAAATAATAAAACACCAGTTGCTGGAACAACTGATGTAAAAATAACAGCCAATATTATTTCTGATGGAAATTTAGGCTATCACTAGAAAGTATTATTTTTTTACAATCGGAACAACCGTAAGCATCTACAGGCAATCCTGATGTTGCTAAAAATGCATTTGAAGATAAATCAACTTGAGTTAATACATATTTAACATTAGGAGAACCGGTTTCAATTTTTCCGAAATGTAAACTTCCACAATAAGGACATTGATTTGACAATATAATCACCTCCAATCCGAGGTAATTATATAAATAAAAAAAATAAATGTAAAGGAGATGAAAAAAATATGAGTTTAGCAGAGGCAAAACAAGTTTTAGGAACATTAATATTAGGAAGTGCAGTAATAGCTATAGCATTGTTATACATAGCATACAAATTTGCAGAAATAAGCTATAAGAAAGCACACAAAGCAAAGAAAATAAAGAAAGTACATAAGGCACAAAGAAATGTGAATGTGATATTTAACATAGACAGTAAAGGCAAGACATTACAGGAAGTACAAGCAGAGCAAAGACAAATGAAAAGATTGTTAGGAGGTGTTTAAATGAAAGATTTAATAGAACAAATCTTAAAAATGGCGAGAAGTGAGCAAAAACAGCATGAGATGATGAGAGATGTTGTAACTAAAGAAAGCAAATTAAAATATTTAAGCGAAAATGCAAGACAGTTAAACGAAATTCTTTTAGTAGATACTTTAAAAGATTTAACAGTAGAAGAAAAGTACGAAACTGCACTTGATATAGCAAGATACTATGTGCAACACATAGAAGACAAAATAATAGAACTAGACGCGCCTGATAAACATATCTAGTTCAAAAAAAATACTAATAAATAAGCATTCTCTAAAATTATATTAACATAATTTTAGAGAAAATGCAAGAGGAGAATTTATGGAAGAAATGGATAAAAAAATTTTAATACACGATATAAACAGATTACAAGAATGTGTAATGTACTTAATAGAAGCAAAGGAAGCTTTAAATGATGTAGATGATACAGATAATTTTTATTCCCAAATACATTATTTAGCAGAGGAAATAAACGACTTTAAATTGAAGAAGGAGGCTGAAATTTAATGGAAGAGCAAAAATATTCAGAAATTTTAAAAAAATATAGTTTTGAACAGTTAGTTTATGAAAGAGCAATTTTAGAAAAAGAAAAAGCAAATTTGTATATAAAAGACAAAGAATTAACTAACGAGTTTAAGAGAAGATTGGAGGATAAATAAATGGGTATTCCAGTATTAATTTTAGGAGAAAGTGGGTCAGGTAAAAGCTGTTCCCTTAGAAATTTCGAAAAAGAAGAAGTAGTTATTTACAATGTAGCGGGTAAGCCGTTGCCATTCAGAGAACAGTTTAACAAAATTGATAATGCTAGTTATCAACAAATAAAAGCTAATATGTCAAAAGGAAATTTTAATAGATATGTAATAGATGACAGTCAATATTTGATGGCCTTTGAAATGTTTGATAAAGCAAAAGAAACAGGTTACAACAAATTCACAGATGTAGCATTAAATTTTAGAAGTTTAATAGATTTTGTTATTAAAAATACATCAAATAACACAATAGTATATTTCTTACATCATACAGAGACAACAGAAACAGGAAAAATTAAAGCAAAGACAAGCGGTAAGATGTTAGATAATCAACTAACTTTGGAAGGTTTATTTTCAATCGTCTTGCTTTGCAAAACAGATGGAAAAGAACATTATTTTGAAACACAATCAGATGGATTTACAACTTGTAAAAGCCCAATGGATATGTTTGAAGAAAGAATTGATAATGACTTAAAAACAGTAGATGAAAAAATAAGAGAATATTATGAATTAAATGAAAAAAATGAAAGTGAGGAAAATTAATTATGGAAAAATTAAATGGATGGGAAAATGCAAATAGTTTTGGAGATTTTAAAGCATTAAAGGCAGGAGCTTATAAATGTGAAGTAAAAGGAGTAGAGGAATTACATAGCTCTAATGGAAAGAAATTTATAAAAATCAGTTTGGATATAGTCGAGGGAGAATTTAAAAATTATTTCTCAGATAAATATGAAAATGATACTAGAACAGATAAAAAATGGAGTGGTATTTGGAATTTATTCTTAGAAGGATATGAGGCAGGTTCTATAAATACTAAATTCAAAGGATTTATTACAAGTATTGAAAAATCAAATGTTGGATTCATATGGGATTGGAACGAACAACATTTAACAAATAAAGTAGTAGGTATTGTATTTAGAGAGGAAGAATTTAAAGCAAATGATGGAAGTATAAAATCATCTGCTAAACCATATTATGCTGTAGCTGTGAACGAATTAGATAATGTAAAAATACCAGAACCAAAATTATTAGAAGGTGAGTTAGGAAGTATGTCCTACTCTGGAACTAAAAATTCAGATTTTGATACTTTTGCAGGAGATGATTTGCCATTTTAGGAGGTAAAAATGAAAAGTGAATTTGAAAAAATATGTATGGAAGATTTTGAACAATTTAGAGAAATATCAAGACGCTTTCAAAATGTTCACATGGAAAATGCAGATGAGTTATTTCAAATTAGTATAGACAGTTGGCTACTTGCTACAAGGTGGTCAGAAATTCAATCTAATGCGTCTAAGATAGCACAAGAAAATGGAATAACTAAAATGGATTTTCAAAATTGGGCATATCAAAAATATAGGCAGTTACAAGAAATGCATATTACTTGTAGAAGTTGGTTTAGGTTAGCAAAAGAAGATGAAAGATTAGTAAGAACAATGGGGGAAATATGAAAAGATATAGTATTTTAAACAACTTAGATAAATGTTTCTTTTGTGGAAAGCCAGCCGAGTGCATACACGAAGTTTATTTTGGGACAGCTAATAGACAAATTTCAATTAAAAATGGATTTTGTGCAGGATTATGTCACAAAGAACATAATATGTCAAATAGCTCTGTACATTACAACAGAGCTATGGATTTGATATTAAAAAAAGAATATCAGAAAGAGTATGAAAAAACACATACAAGACAGGATTTTATAAATCTTATTGGAAAAAATTATTTAGACAACTAGGGTAAGCGCAATATATTGCTTGCCCTTTTGTCAGAAAGGAGCAAAAGAGAATGTGGAAGGGTGGATTAGTTTACACAGGAAGATGTTAGATAACCCAATTATTTGTAAAGATAGTGATTACGTTTCAGTATGGATATATTTGCTATTAAGTGCAACGCATAAAGAATATGATGTTACATTTGAAGGCAAAAGAATAACTTTACATAAAGGGCAATTAATAACAGGAAGAAAAAGTATAGCAGATAAATTTAAGATTTCAGAAAGTAAAGTGCAAAGAATTTTAAAAACGTTTGAAAATGAACAACAAATTGAACAACAAACAAATCCGCGTAACCGTTTAATCACAATAGTTAATTGGAATATTTATCAAGAAGTTGGACAACAAAATGAACAACAAGTGAACAACAAACGAACAACAACTGAACAACAAGTGAACACTAACAATAATGTAAATAATGTAATAACAAAACAATGTAATAAAAATAAAAAAGGAAAAAAAATAACCGAGCTAGATGACTTAATCAATAATAATTTTTCAAATGAAGAAGTAAAAAAAACAATATATGAGTTTATAAAAATGAGAAAAGCAATAAAAAAACCGCTAACTACACGAGGGTTAGAGCTAATGATTAATAAATTATATAAATTAACAACAAATATAGATGAGCAGATAGAAATACTTAATAACTCAATAATGAATAATTGGCAAGGAATATTTCCATTAAAGCAAAAGAAGTTAACTGCTGAGGAGGAGTTTTTAAATGACTAAATTAGAATTTATGGAAGGTGTAAATATATTACAAGATAATTACAATAGAAAATTATCTGTAAATCAACTTAAATTATACTACAGTAATTTAAAAGATATGAGTAAAGATAAATATTTAACAAATATAAATGAAATTATAAAAAGAAATACATTTATGCCAACAATAGCAGAAATAAGAGGGAATGAGCAAAGAATGCAATATGGCAATTATGACCAAAGAGAATATGAAAATATAGATTTTAACAAATTTTATGCAAATTAAAGGAGCGTGAAAAAATGAAAGCAAACCAAAAACAAAGAATACTAGATTACATAAGGCAATTTGGAAGTATAACAAGTAAAGATGCATATGTAGATTTAGGAATAACGCAATTAGGTGCAAGAATAGATGAGTTAGAAAGAGATGGCTATTCCTTCGTAAAGGAACGGGAAAAAGGAAAGAATAGATTTAATGAAGAGGTTACATATAAAAGATATTATTTAGCAAATGCGAGAGGAAATTAATATGGATAAACAAAAATACGAAACAATACAAGATTGTAAATGTGTAACCTGCCTAGGATGTAACCTACTAGAAGATATAAACTTTAAAGGATACTATAGATGCAAAAACTATGTGAAAGGAGTGCAAAATGATAATAAAAATACCACTTATGTGTAGAAGTAAAAAAAATTCTCAAAGAATTTTAATAAATAAAAGAACTGGGAAATTGTTTATAGGACAATCTGAAATATATATAAATTTCGAACGAGAGTGTGGCAAATTTTTAGCAAAATATAAAAATAATATAACTTATCCAGTCAATCTAAAATGTACCTTCTATGTTCCAAATAAGCGAAAAAGAGATTTAACAAATTTAGAGAATGCAATAGCAGACATATTGGTTAAATACAAGGTATTAGAAGACGATAATTATAGCATTTTGCAAAGTTGGGATGGAAGCAGAATAGTCTACGAAAAAGGTAGAGAAGAAACCATAATAGAAATTACGAAAGTTTAAAAGGGAGTGAGAACGAATGAAAATATATGGAGTATACGATATTAAAGATAATGAGCAATGTATAAGAATTGGTACATTACCAGAAATAATTAAATTTTTTAGTATAACAGCAAGAGAAACAACAAGAATGCTAAAAAATGTAGATTAAGAGGAAAATACGAAGTTGTGTACTTATACACAGAATAGGAGAGTTAAAAAGATGGACAAGATTAAATTAATATTACAATTATTAGCAATAGCTTTTGGTGCATTAGGCTTAGGTTGGTTTATAGGCACTATAATAACACTATATATAAGTTGTGGAGGGTAGAAAAATGAAAGATGTAATTGAAGCAGGAGAGTATGTTAGAACTAAAAATGGAAAAATAGATAAAGTTGTTAGCAATAATTGCTACATGGAAAAATATATAAAAGCAGAAAAAGACTTTATTTTCTGCAATAGCATAGTAAAATATAGTAAACAACTAATAGACTTAATAGAAGTTGGAGATATAGTTAAATATAAATTAAAAAATTTTAAGTACACAAATGTAACTACGGTTCGATTAGTACAAGATGCAAGAAGTAATAAAGAAAAAAAGTTAATTGATGGGTATAACCTTGAACAAATAGATATATTAGAAATACTAACAAAAGAACAATACAATATTATTTGTTACAAAGTAGGAGGAGAAGATGAACAGAGAGATAAAGTTTAGAGGAAAAGGAATTGAAGAATATGACAAAGATACATGGTATCATGGTAGCTATTTTAAATATAATGAAATTAATTATTTCTGTTTAGATGACGGAAGTAGAACAGAAGAAATAAACGAAAAATTAAAGAATAATATCAAACATAAAATAATATTTGAAATGCAAGGTGATTTGAACATGGAAAATCATATAAAACTTGCTGATGTAAATGTAGAAACAGTAGGACAATATACAGGACTACACGATAAAAATGGCAAAGAAATATTTGAAGGAGATATAGTAAAAGTAGATAGTAATATGTTAAAAATGACAGGAATAGTAACTTATAATGATAATGAAGCAATGTTTGTTTTAGAAGATTTATCTGATAAAATAGAGGAATGCTTATTGTATATGCAAGAAGATTTAGAAGTAATTGGAAACATATACGATAATTTTAAATTATTGAGAGGAGAATAGATATGTTGAAATTCTTAAAAAAGAAAGAAAAAGAATCTGATAAAGAAGCAGAAAATATTGAAATGATACCTGTACCAGATATAAGAGCGTATATGATAAAAGGATATGAAGAAATAAGAGAAGTAAAAAGAGAAAATGAAGAATTAAAGCAAAAAGTAAAAGATTTAACAGCAGAATCAATTAAAAACAAACAACTATACGAAGCACAATTAGTAGTAGCACAAGAATTTGAAAATAGATATAACAAATTAGATGGAGATTTTAAAGAAGAAAATAAAAAAAGACAAGAAGATTCTGCAAAATTCGAAAAACAAATTAATATAAAACAGGAGTTAATAGATAAACTAAAAGAAGAAAATTACATACTAGAAGAAAAATATAAAAATATTAAACGATATCAAGAGCAAAGGCAAGAAGAAGCCGTTAAAGAATATAAAGATAAGTTAATTTTTGAGATAAAAGACACAAAAGGCAGAATGAGGAAAGATATTGTAATAGACATAATCGAGCATTTTGCAGTAAAGGAGTAAATAAGATATGAGTATAAGTGTAGATTTATATAGATTAAATTATAAAGGATTTGTTGATAAATTAATGAAAAATCCGAAAATAAATAATAGAGAATTATTAGAAAAAATAATATTAGAATTTGGAAATAAAATCGGAGAAGAATTAGTTATATTACACAATGAATTTTGGGAAGATGGAATTTGTACATGGAATATGTTTGCAATGATACAAGAAATATTTGAATTAGAAGATGATGAATATATAAGTAATGTTTTTTATGAATTACGAAAAAATTTAATAAGTTACAAAGAAATAGATGATGCATATGAAAATTTAGAACTAGAGAGGAGTGATACATAGTGAAAGAAAAAACAGCAGATGAGATGTTTGAAGAATTAGGGTATAAAAAATTGGAAGAAAATGATTATTATATAGAATATCGAAAACAAGGAAAGGATTATAGTAAGTTCATAAAATTTGATTTAATGGATAAGTCATTTGCAAGTTTTTATTATGTAGTACTTGATAAACAAGCCTATTTATCTATGCAAGAACTACAAGCAATAAATAAGAAAGTAGAGGAATTGGGATGGATAAAATGAAAGAGGAAATAGAAGAATTATCTGATGAAGATGTTGAACTAGAAACAGTCACCAGTTTTAATTTGCTTTGGACTTGTCCAAAATGTAAGCATGATAATTACAAATACAATGTTCCAGGAGATGTAGTAGTAGAGTGTAAATGCAAGAATTGTTCAAAAACATACACATTTTACAACTGTATATATTAGGAGGTGTTTTAAGTGAAAGAAAAAACAAAAAGAATAATAGAAAAAATTAAAGACATATTTAGTTTGCATTGCCCTGAATGTGGAGGGAGAATGAAAAGCGAATATTTAGATATGGAAATAGACAAACTTGTATATAAGTGCAAAAAATGTGGAAAGGAATGGGTATAATGCAATTATTTGAAGATTTAGTAAAATGCAAAGATTGTATAAACAACATAAATAGCAAGTGTATGTTATATCCAGGAAAAGATGTAAAAGAAGAAAATACAGGTTGCTATGTAGGAATAGATAGAAATAACAAACAAAAGATATTAGGAGGTGTTTTAAGTGAAAGAAAATAGTATAGAAGAAGATATTGAAATATTAATAAAAAAAATAAATAAAGAGTTGGATTTTCTTATAAAAAATGCTAATAAAACAGAACAATTAACTGCAACAAGCATTATAGCGATGAAAGAACCTATAATATTATTATTTTTAAGTGTTTTACCAAATTACCAAAAAGTATTAAAAGAAAATGAAGAGAAAAACAAAATAATAGACTTAATGGAAAATTATATGGTTGAAAATGGTTGGGAAATTTGTTTTGATAATATCTATGCTGAATTAAATAATTGTAATGGAATGGAAAGAGATTGGAGCAGAGGCGATGAATTAGAGAAACAAGATATACATATATTTTTTTGCAAGAAATTTCTAGAAAGTGAGGAATAAGTATGAATAAATTTAAAGTAGGACAAAGAGTTAAGATAAAAGTAACTGGAAAAGAAGGAAAAATATTAGGTATCGAAGAAGATGTTGATATAAACCATTATGGTTCAACAAACTTAAATTATTATGTAAGTTTTGAAAATAACAATTCGATAATAAAACGATTTTTTACTGTGCATGATTTAGAAGAAGAAGAAAAAGATATATTAGATGAAAAAGAAAAAGAGTATTTAAGCAATATTATAAAACCATTTAGATACAGAGTTGAAAATATTGAAAAGTTTGATTGTGGTTTCGATATGGAAGGTATAGTAATTTACATCAAAGACTTTGCTATAATAAATTTACCAAATTTTAAAAAGAACACAATGTATCAGAATATGAAACTTGACAAAAAGTATACTTTAGAAGAATTAGGATTATAAAAATTAATAGATCGTAAAAAAGGGAAATAAGAAAAAATGGAACAGAAAGAAATTAATAATATTAAAGAGCCATATATAAATAGCGAAACAGGAATAGCATTAGGGAACTGGATAAAAGATACAATAGAGAATTGGGTTAAACGAAATCCAGATAAAATATTAGAAAATGCGCTAAATGAGTTAATACAACAACAAACAAAATTTTTAAAAAAATTAGGAGGTACATATAATTGAAGTTAAGTAAAGAAGCAAAGAGAAATACAATTGCGGATTTAAGAAAATATCCAGATTGGATTGTTAGAATTGAATGTGAAGGTCTGGGAGGAGAACCGGTCACAATTGGTGGTTTTTGGGAAGAAAATTTTACAGCTCAGCAAAACAGCTGGAGACAATCTGTAATAGAAAACGCAATGATTTACGATGAAGAAGTAAGAAAAAAAATTTTTGCAATAGAAAGAGTTTTTGGAAGATTGCAAGGAGATATGAAAAGTATAATAAGATTAAGATATTTGCTACCAGGAAACAATACCAACGATGTACGAAATTTATTAAACATATCCAAAGCCACATATTTTAGGTTACAATATAGTGCATTAATAAGTTTTGCAAGAGCTTTGGGATACGTAAAATAAAATTGAGACTTTTTAAGGAAAAAATTGAGAGTTTTTTGAGATTTTTTAGTGGATTTTTTAGGATTGTCAAGTTATAATAACAGTAGATTTAAAAGTGTGTCTAAAAAAAGAAAAGTTAAATAATTAATCCAATATATTTTTAAATTAATCAGCCTTAATTGCTTTTACAAGAGTAATTAAGGTCTTTTTTTGCCAATAAAAGTGAGGGGGATAATTATGAATAAACAAAATCTTTTTAAAAAATACAAAACAGAAATATGTAAATATTGTGCAAATAAAAATGAAAATGATTGCAATATACATATAACTGTAGATTTATCTGTAAAATGTTGTAATTACATAAAAGATAAAACAAAGTTTAAAAAAAGGCCAAAATTAACAGAGTGGTAGAGGGAGATTTAGTATGTGTGCAAGAAAGTTAGTCTATAACGATAAGTTAGCAATAGAACAGTACACTGCACGAGAAAAAGCAGAGCATAAAGAAAGATTAGACAGTATAAAAGAACAGTTACCTACAAGTTGTAGAAATTGTTCTTTTTTAATTATAACAAGCCTAAAAGAACAAAAAGTTTATTGTCCATACTTAATAAAGAACAAATGTTTGCGGGGGAGGTAATATATTATGTATCTAAAAGTAAAATCAAAGAAGGAAAAGAATCTTATACAGAAAATTTCTAAAGAAAAAAATGAACTAGTAATAAAGGTATTAAATAAAAAAGGTTATACATGTAATAATACAATAGAAAGTCAAAAAGAAATAAGCAAAAAGTTAAATTTAGAGCAGAGAAAAGTAATATTAGAAAATCAGAATGAGAAATTATCTAAAATAGGAAGTTATTATATCTGGGAAGCAGATGTAACAATAAAAATAGTAGATGTGGTAACAGGAAAGGAAGTGTAAGATAATGTGGAATATATTTCTGGGAATAATATTAAGTTGTTTAGGAGCATTAGCAATAGCATTTACTCTTTTTATTTTTGTTACAATAATAGATGTAATGATAAAACAATTTAAAAGAAAATAATTTTAATAAATTTTAATTAGGAAGGGGTGAACCAAGTGTTAAGTGAAAAACAAATGCAATGTATAAACTTAATGGTTATAGAAAATAAAACACAAAAACAAATAGCAAAAGAATTAAAAATAACAGAACAGACAATATGCAACTGGAAAAAAGATAAAGAATTTAAAAATGAAATAGAGAAAAATATAAAAGAAAATTTTGGTTCACTTGCAGTAGAAGCACAAAAGGAACTGAAGAAACTATTAAAATCAAATAACGAATATATAAAAATGCAAGCAGTAAAAGATATTCTTGATAGAGCAGGATATAAACCTACAGAAAGAATAAAGAATGAAGTAGAACCTTCTAAAAAATTTGCAGATATTTGCAAACAATTAGGTGGTGAAGGACTAAATGAATGACGAAGAAAAAGACTTTGAATTATCAGAAAAATATATTGACTTTTGCAATACAACTGAAAATGTTGATGTTGATATACTAGAAGGAACAACAGCCTCAGGAAAAACTACAATAGCAGCAGGCATTAAGTTTATGCGAAAGATATCAGCATCTAACAAAAAAGAGCATATAATTGCAGCAAGAACAACAGGTGTCGCTGAAAAAAATATAATAAATCAAGATAATGGAATATTAGATATACACAAAAATGCTATATATTGTGGAAATGGAGATAAAGACCATAAGTTCCCACATATAAAATTCGAAAATAAAATTATATATGTATTAAGTTATAAAAATAAAGACCAATGGGAGAATGCATTAGGGGGACAATATGGTTGTGTGTACATAGATGAAGGTAATATAGCTGATATAGATTTTGTTAGAGAAATCTTAACAAGAAATGATTATTTGTGCATAACATTAAATCCAGATGATCCTAATTTACCTATTTATGATGAAGTAATAAATCATGCTAGACCATATAAGAAGTATGCTAATGACGTACCAATTGAAATAATGAAAGAACTAAACAAAGTTGAGCCAAAGAAAAATTATAGATATTGGTTTTTTACTTTTTATGATAACAAAGGTTTGACAGAAGAAGAAATAGAAAAGAAAAAAACAGTTGCTCCAATAGGAACGAAACTATATAAAAACAAGATACAAGGACTAAGAGGAAAAGCAACAGGGCTATGCTTTAATTTACAACCTAAAAACATAATAACAGTAGAAGAAGCAAAACAAATGAAATTTAAGCTATTTTCTATTGGTTGTGATACATCATATTCAAAAGAAAGCCACGATAAAGTAACACTAGAAGGTATAGGAATAACAATAGATAATAAATGTGTATTATTAAAAGAAAGAACATTTAATAATAGAGATAGAACAATACCATTTGCACCAAGTGATGTAGTTCAATGGATAATACAATTTATGGAAGAGTTTAAAAATGAATGGGGATTTGCAAGAACATGTTTTATAGATAATGCAGACCAGGGAACAATAATGGAAGCAAACAAAGCAAAAAGGCAAAATGCTTTAGTATATAACTTTGAAAATGCATGGAAAAAGACAAAGATAATCACTAGAGTTCAACTACAAGAAAGTTGGTTGAATACTGGTGATTTTTTAATTGTTGAAACTTGCAAAGACTATATAGATGAATGTAATAAATATTCATTTAATGAAGATAATCAGCCAGAAGATGGCAACGACCACTCAATAAATGGTTGCCAATATGCTTGGTTACCACATAAAAAGAAAATTGGTAATTGGGAAGTAATAAAGAAATTAATTAAAGATGAGAGTGAGGAATAGAAAATGGGAAGTAAAGAATTTATAGAAAAATGTAAAGAAATAGTGAAGGAATATGCAAAAGAACATTTAGATAGAAGTGATAATATTCCAGAATTTGAAGTGTTTGATGTATGGTACTGTAAGACACTACAAAATCATAAAGCGTTACTAAGCACAACATTATTTGATGGTATGTATTACGAATTAACATATAATGGAGATAAAAAAGAATTATACTTTGATGCATATAAAAAGTTTGAAAATAAATGTATAAGAATGGAGGAAAAATAATTATGGCATTAGATAGAATTTTTAGTACACCTACAATAACAGTAGATCAAAATAAATATGACGAGTTAATTATTATAAAAGATAGATATAAACAATTAATACAAAAAGATAAAAAGGAATTATTTGATTTTGGACAAGCAATTAAATATTTAAAAGATGGAAAAAGAGTACAAAGACAAGGTTGGAATGGAAAAAATCAATATATAGAATTAGCAACTAATATTAGTTATAAAAATACTAATAATGAAACGATAAATGCAGAACATGAAGCAATAGCATTTGTAGGAACATCAGGTGTTCAATTAGGCTGGTTAGCAAGTCAGGCAGATATGCTTGCAGAAGATTGGAGATTAGTAGAGTTAGGAGAATAACATGGGAGCAGTCAACGATAAAATTAAAAATGTAATACGAAATTGGTTAGAAATACAACCAAGCGTAGGAGATACAATAACAATACAAGAAACGAATACATTTGAAGGAAACTGTTTTAGAAATTTATTATGGTATAGAGGAGACGCATCAGAATTACATCAATATTACACTCAAACAGACGACTTAATGGGAAATGCAAAATTTTGGGCAGCACAAAGTACAACAGGTATAAATTTTAGAAAAATACATACTGGATTACCTACTATGATAGTTGATATGTTAGCCGATATAACAGTTGATAGTTTCAATAAAATAGAAGTTAAAGGAAACAACGAAGCGCAAACAAATTGGGAGGAGATAGCAAAAGAAAATGACTTTAAAGAAACATTAAAACAAGCAATAATTGATGTATTTGTGCAATGCGATGGTGCATTTAAGATAAGTTATGATACAGACATAAGTAAATATCCAATAATAGAGTTTTATTCTGGACAGGATGTTGATTACGAATATACAAGAGGAAGGATAACAGGAATAAACTTTAAAAATAAATACCATAAAAAAGATGCTTGCTACACTTTTTTTGAAAAATACTCAAAAAATGGAATAAAATATGAACTATACAAAAATGACAAATTAATGGATAATTACAAAGCCATTCCAGAAACAGCAGATTTAAAAGAACCAAGAGACACAAATTTTATGTTGGCTGTACCTATGATGTTTAATAAATCAAAGAAATATAAAGGCAGAGGACAAAGTATATTAGAGAAAAAATTGGATGCGTTCGATAGTTTTGACGAAGTGTGGAGTAAATGGATAGATGCATTAAGAGATAATAGAACAATAACATATATTCCCGAAGATTTGATACCAACAAATGACAATGGAGATTTATTAAAGCCCAATACATTTGATAATAGATACGCTAAAGTAGGAAGTACAACATCGGAAACAGAAAGCAGTAAGATTACAAGAGAAAAAGGAGACTTTGACTATGAAGGAATGTTACAGTCATATATAACTGCATTAGATTTGTGTTTGCAAGGGTTAATAAGTCCATCAACATTGGGAATAGATGTAAAAAAATTAGATAATGCAGATGCCCAAAGAGAAAAAGAGAAGGCAACACAATATACAAGAGGAAAAGTAATTGACGTATTAGAAAAAGTTATTCCTAAGTTAGTTACAATATGTCTAAAAACATATGATTTAGCACAAGGAAAAACAGCAGGAGAATATGAAACAGTAGTAGATTTCAAAGAATATGCTAATCCAAGTTTTGAAGCAACAGTAGAAACAGTATCAAAAGCTAGACCAGGACAAAATGTAATGAGTATTGAAAAGACTGTAGATACAATGTATGGTGATAGCTTAACAGAAGAAGAAAAAGAAGAAGAAGTAAAAAGGTTAAAAGAAGAAGCAGGAATAATTGAAAAAGAAGAGCCTAATATAATGGAACCATTAGAGTAGGTGATTAAATGCAAAATGAATATGATATAAAAAAAGTAATGGAAGAAATTGAATTACAATTAATAGCTTCTATGAAAAGAACATTATGGAGTCATAAAGAAGATGAAAAAGCAGAAGGATTTGACTGGCCACAATGGCAAGCATTAAAAATAAAACAATTTGAAGATTACAAAAAAGCAAATAAAGAAATATTTAACAATAACACAAAAGGGTTAAATAAATATTTATATAAGCATATAAAAGAACAATTCAAAGAAGGGGCTGGAAGAACCAACAAACAAGCAATACAATCAGGGATTATAAGGAAAGAAGATTCACAATTAGGTGGATCTTTTTTTGGATTAAATCATAGGAAATTAGATGCATTAATAAAAAGTACGAAAACAGACATGAAAGATGTAAAATATGCAACTTTAAGAATGGCAAATGATCAATATAGACAAATAATATATAAAGCACAAGTATTTGCTAATACAGGAGCAGGAACAGTAAAGCAAGCAATTGATATGGCTAGTAAAGATTTTTTAACAAGAGGTTTTAATTGTATTGAATATAAAAATGGAACAAAACATAATATTGCAGATTACTGCGACATGGCTATTAGAACGGCAAATAAAAGAGCAAATTTAATGGGAGAAGGTGAAATGCGTAAGAAATTGGGCAATCCATTAGTATATGTATCTAAACATGGCGGAGCGTGTGATAAATGTACACCATGGGAAGGCAGAGTATATATAGATAATGTATGGTCTGGTGGCACAGAAAATGATGGCAAATATCCACTACTAAGTACAGCAATAGCAGGAGGCTTATTTCACCCTAGATGCCACCATGGAACAAGTACATATTATGAAGGCATAAACGAAGAACCAGAAGAAGTAATAGAAGCAAAACACAATCACAATGAAGAAGATAAATATACTCAATATTTACAACAAAGACAGAAACAATGTGAAAGATTGGCAATAGGAAGCTTATTACCTGAAAATGTATTAAAATATCAAAATAAAGCTAATGAATTGAAAATTGAAATAGAAAGTAGTAAAATAGGTCTGACAGATGATGAACAATATGCAATAAACCAATACATAAGTTCAGAAAGTTATAAAATAAATGAAATATTAAGGAATAATCTTAAACCAGATGGTATTCAAGAGCATATAATCAAACATTTAGATAAAGCATTAGATAAATGCAAAAATTATAATGGAAATATAGTTAGAGCTTTAGATATAACAGATGAGAAAAAATTAAAAAAATTTATACGTATGAATAAAATTAATAAACCAATAATGTTTAATGAATATTTATCTTTTTCAAGTAGAAACGATTACAATAAAAATGCTAATGTAATAATATATACAGCATCAAACAAAGCAAAAGATTTAAGAAACTTTAATCCAGACGAATCTGAAATATTATATCCAAGAAATAGTAGATTTATCGTTGAAAATATAAAGAAAGTAGCTGGTAAATATTATTTATTATGGAGGGAAATTTAATGAAAAATCCTAGATGGATAAATGAAATACCTAAACCAATACCAATAAATGAAAATGTTGAAATAACAGATGAGATGAAAAAAGAAGCAGAAGAGTTTTCAAAAGCAATTGAGAATGGAAAAATTAATGAATGGTTTAAAAAAAAATAAAATTTTATATTGTTCGACAAATTTCGACACAAATATATATTAAATAATGATATACTCTTTCGAAATAAATACGGAAAGGGATGAAATATTGTGGAAATTCAAATAAAAACGAAATTTTGCAAGCATTGCGGTGAAAAAATACCAGAAGATGCAATAATATGTACAAAATGTGGAAGACAAGTAGAAGAATTAAAAAGTAATAAACCAGATAATATTATAATAAATAATTCTGCTTCTTCATCTTCTTCTGCTTCAGCAAGTAGTGTTAATCAAGGACCTATTAGAAGAAAACATTCAATTTTGTTTGATATATTTATGATTTGTATAACTGGAGGACTATGGATAATTTGGATGATAGTAAGACCTAAGTATTATTAATAAAATGTAAACACTTGCAGAAATGTAGGTGTTTTTTTATATGCAAGTTTAGTGTAATGGTAGCACGACAGTCTCCAAAACTGTTTGCAATGGTTCAAATCCATTAACTTGTGCCATTTTTAAAATTAGAGCTTTAAAAAAGGCTCTTTTTTTATTGCAAAAATTATGGTCGACGGACCTTAAACGGGGGAGGTTCCAATATGGAAGACGATAAAAAACAAAATGCAGATACTCAAACTGCAACAGAGAATGCTCAAAACGAGCAAAAAACTGAAAATAAAAATGAGGGTGAGAAAGCTAAAAAACAAGTAGCTCAAAAAGGCGAAGATGGTTCAATAGTTTTCAAAAATCAAGATGAGTTAGATGGATTTATAAGAAGAATGTACGCAAAAGGCGCTGAAAAAGCAGAACAGGGTGAAACTTCTAAACAAGTTCAAGAAACTCAAAACAAGCAAGAAGACAAAGGACAAGAAGAACAAAAAGAGACTGTTCAAACAGACTATACTGACAAAATAGCACTTGCTATGGCCAAAGCTGGTGTTGATGTTAAGAAAGTTGAAAGAGCAGCAAGATTAGTTGATATGTCAAAAGTTTTAGAAAATGGAGTAATAGACACCAAAAAGCTAGAAGATGAAATCAACGCAGTAATTTCTGAATTTCCTGAGTTAAAAATAGCAAAGGAAGAAGAAAAGGAAGAAAAAGGATTTAAATTCGGAGCAACACAAAGTAACTCTGATGACAATTCAAAAAGTAAAAAGCCTGTAGCCACAAAAAGATGGAACAGGTTTAATTCATTTTAGGAGGTAATTAATTATGGCATTAAATTATGCACAGGTATGGGCTCCAGACCTATTAGAAATTATGGAGCAAGAATCTTTAACTTCACCATTTGTAACTACAGCAGTTAAATGGTTAAGTGCCAAAACATTTCATTTTACACAAATGAGTACAAGTGGTTACAAAGCACATAGTAGATTAGGTGGATGGAACAAAGGAACATTTGCACAAACTGATGTGCCTTTTACATTAACACATGATAGAGATATATCATTTTTAGTAGATAAAATAGATGTAGATGAAACAAATGAAACAGCATCTATTAAAAATATTTCAGAAGTATTCCATAAAACACAACAAATACCAGAAATGGATGCATACTTCTATTCTAAAGTTGCTACAGAAGCACAAAAATTAACAGGATATCACAGTTCAACAGCATTGTCTTCATATACAAAAGAAAATGTATATGGAAAATTAAAAGCAATGTTAAGTGCTGGAAAATTAAGAAGATATGTGGCAAAAGGTGCATTAATTGCATACGTAAATTCTACAATTATGGATTTATTAGAACAATCTACAGACTTTACAAGAAAAATAGAAATGACACAAATTGCAGAAGGTGGTATTGGCATAGAAACAAGAATTACAGATATTGATGGAGTAACACTGATAGAAGTAATTGATGATGAAAGATTCTATGATAAATTTGATTTTACTGACGGATTTGTACCTGTTGCTAGTACATCTCATAAAATTAATGTTTTAATAGCATCTCCATTAACTGTTAAGACAGTACCAAAAATTGCAAGTATTTATTACTTTAATCCAGGGCAACACACAGATGGAGATGGATACTTATATCAAGACAGAAGTTTATCTGATACATTTGTATTCCCAAACGGAAAAGACAATAAAATTGACAGTATATATGTTGATGTTGATACTGAAACATATACTGCTGAATAGGAGGTTCTAAATGGCTAAAATAAAAATAGAAAAAGATAATGCAATATTATCTATAGAAGAGGAAGAATTATTACAATATGAAGCTATGGGATTTTCTAAATTAGGAGCTACTAAAAAAGCAGATTCTAAAGATTTAGAAAAAGAACTAAAAAAATTAACAAAATCTAATGAAGAGCTAACAGCAAAGGTTGCTGAATTAGAAAAAGAAAAGGCTGAATTAACAAAATCTAATGAAGAGCTAACAGCAAAGGTTGCTGAATTAGAAAAGAAAGTAAAATAAGAGGTGTTGCAAATGATAAATGTTTATGCAACAAAAGAGGACTATTACAAATATGGCTCTAAAGTATTAGAAAGTGAAGAAACAGAAAAGTATTTAGAGTTAGCCTCAATAGATGTCAACAGGGCAACATTAACAAGAATTGAAAGAAGAGGATTTAATAATTTAACAACACAACAAAAAGATTTAATAATCAAAGCAACTTGTATACAAGCAGAATATATAAAAGAAGAAGGCATATATGATGATGATAGTATATCCAGTTATTCAATCGGAGGAGACTTAACAGTAAATGAAAAGGAATCGCAAAATATAGCAGACAAATTAAATATATCAAAATTAGCCTTTTTTTATTTGAAAAAAACAGGATTGACCAACAGAACAATATGATAAAAAAATTAAATCCAAAACACTTGAAAAGATTATTAAATAATAAATGTGATGTAATTATATATCAAGAAGGCTTATCTGAAAACGGTGAGCCTCTAACTTCTTTAAATTTAAAAAAACAAAAATGTAGATTTGTTGAAACAACAAAAATTATAATTAGTCCAGATGGAAGAAAGATTCAGCTTGTAGGGAAAGTAATATTGCTAGGAGATATAGCACCAAATATAAAGAAAATAAGTGGTGGACAAGTAATAACAAATGATATAGAGTATGAAATTTATCAAGCAAGTAGACCAAGAAATCCAGATGGAACAGTTCATCACACAACATTGGAGTTGATGTAATATGAAGATAACATTTAATAATAAAAATATAGAAAAAATAAATGAAAATGCCAGATTAGCATTAATAGATACTGCAGAGGCAATAAAGACCGATTTAATTCAGAGTCAAACTATGCCATTTGATACTGGGACAATGCAAAATGATAGTACGTTTGTCGATGATAAAAAATCAATAAGAGGTGTTGCAACAATAATTGTAGACACACCTTATGCTAGAAAAGTATATTTTGACCCGGAAATACATATAAAACAAGGTAAAAATCCAAATGCAAAACAGTATTATTTCGATGATTATTTAAATGGAAGTAAAAAGGATTTACCTTCAAAATATTTTGCAAAGTTATTAAAAAGGAGAAATGAAGGATGATATCTAAAATAAGTACATTAAAGTTAAAAGATTACTTAAAAACTGTAATACTAGAATGTAGTAAGTGGTCAATAGGCCAAATGGACGAAAACCAAGACGAAGCAATTGCTTTATATGCTAATCGTAGACAATTAGAAGATAATTCTAAATATAAAAAGTTAAAAAGTTATGGAATATTACCAATTACTTTATTATTAAAATGGACAAAAAATTATAATATGGCTGAAACGATGGCCAATAAGATTTATGAACTATTAGACTGTAGTTCTTTTTTTATTGATGATTATAATTGCTCAATTGAGTGTTTATATAATGGACCTATTGATTTAGGAGCAGATGAAAACAATGTATATAAGTTTTCAATAGAATTTAATTTATTATATAGAAAGGGTGAAAAATAATGGCAACTAAAACAGGAGTATATCCAGTATATGAAAACCAATTTCAAGTTGGTGCTAGTAAAGATTCATTAACAGATATAGCAGACATGGAAAGTTTCTCAGTCAAATTAGATAATGGAGTAGAAGAATGGAATCCATTAGACCAAAAAGGATGGGTTAGAAGATTGATGACTTCTAAATCTGTTACTATTTCAATTTCTGGAAAAAGAAATTTTGGAGATACTGGAAACGATTATGTAGCAGGATTAACACTAAAAAATGGAAGAGAAGTTGAAGGATGTTTACAATGGACATTTCCAAATGGTGCAAAATTAGTATTTGAAAATGCAATATTTAACATAACAAATTGGGGAGCTGGAAAGTCAACAGAAGTTATTCCACTAGAATTTGATGTAATGTCAAACGGAAAGCCAACTTATACAGAAGCCGCATCACAAAGTGTTGAAACAACACAAGCAGCTAAAAAATAACAGATAGGAGGTTTTATCCTCTTATCCAAATATTATTTAGGAGGGAAATTATGGATTTAAATATAATCGATAAATTAGATTGTGACAAAAAAACAATAACAATAGCAGAAAACAAGACATATGAAATAGACTGTTCTGCAGAAACAATGCTTCGCGTAGGAGAAGTATTTAAGAAAGATTCTACAATAAATGAGTTTTATACTGCAATAGAAATGCTTTTAGGAGAAATGGCTGTAAAAGAAATAAAAGAAATGAAAGTTACAGTAAAACAATTGCAAATAATTATTATTGCGATATTAGCACAAATCAATGAAATTACATATGATGAGATGGAAAAACGATTTCAAAAGCAATAGCAACAACGAATTGTGGTATGACATGGAAGAAGACTGGCCTTTAATAGAGGCTAGTTTAAATAAACAATATGGAATAAGAATCCGTAAAGAAATAAAAGATATGAATTATGCAGAGCTATGTACATTAATATCTGGCTTGATGCCAGATACTCCACTGGGGAATATAGTTCAAATTAGAAGTGAAGACGATGAAGACACTTTAAAAAACTTTACACAAGAGCAAAAAAACATCAGATGGGAATATAGAAATAAAATAGCAAAAAAGGTAAGTAAAGAAGATTACGAAAAAGCAATCCTCGAGATGCAAAAAGCCTTTAAAGAAATGGCAGGTGGTAGCAAATGAAAGAAATAAGATGTCCTTTTTGTAAGCAATTGTTGCTAAAGGCTTTTTTTTGCAAAGGAGAAATAAAATGTATGCGATGCAAAAAAATAATTTATATAGATGAAAAAGATAGAGCGAGCAACACAGTTAAAAATAACTAGTAGTTAGCCGATGCCTACTTTTACCTTTGAAAGAAAGGAGAAAAATAGGCATGAGTACAAATGTTGGAGCTGTTGATATGGAATTAGTTTTAAATTCTAATCCATTTAATCAACAGCTTAAAAACACAACAAATACAGTTAAAAATTCTGGAATTGAAGGGGCTTTAGGAAAAATTGGAAAGATTGCTGCAGTTGCATTTTCCGTAAAAGCAATTGTAAGTTTTGGGAAAGAGTGTATTGAACTAGGCTCTAATTTATCAGAAGTTCAAAATGTTGTAGATGTTACATTTGGGGATCTAAATACGCAAGTAAATGAATTTGCTCAGAATGCAATAGAACAATTCGGATTAGGACAAACAGTTACAAAGAAATATGTAGGTACTTTTGGAGCAATGTCTAAATCGTTCGGTTTTTCAAATGAGGAAGCATTAAAAATGTCTGAAACATTAACTGGATTAACTGGAGATGTTGCTTCTTTTTACAATTTAAGTTCAGATGAGTCTTATACAAAATTAAAATCAGTTTTTACTGGAGAGACTGAAAGCTTAAAGGATTTAGGTGTTGTAATGACACAAAATGCACTTGACCAATATGCTTTGGCAAATGGGTATGGAAAAACCACATCTAAAATGTCTGAGCAGGAAAAAGTGGCACTAAGATATAAATTTGTAATGGATAAACTTAGTATAGCAAGTGGAGATTTTGCAAGAACAAGTGATAGTTGGGCAAATCAAACGAGAGTGCTAAGTTTAAGATTTAATGAATTAAAAGCAAGTTTAGGACAAGGATTAATAAATATATTTACTCCTGTCATAAAAGTTATTAATTTAGTAATTTCAAAGCTTCAAATATTAGCTAATTATTTTAAATCATTTACAGAAATGATTTTTGGAAATGCAGGAGGAGATGATAGTTCAAGCTCTGTGTCAAATTTGGCAACAGAAGCAAACAATGCAAGTAATGCAGTAGATGGAATAGGCGAAAGTGCTAAAAAAACCAAAAAAGCATTGCAAGGATTACGAGGTATTGACCAAATAAACAATTTAACTCCAAGTAAAGATGATAGTAGCTCTGGAAGTGGAGCAAGTGGAGGTATAGATTCAGCGAATTTATTAGATTCTACAATGCAAAAAGCAAATACGCAAATGGGAGCTTTAGCTAATAAAGCCAAAGAACTAATAGAAATATTTAAAGAAGGATTTAACGATGCATTTGAAAATACTGGATTTGATGAAATAATAAATTCTTGCGAAAGAATTAAAACAGCTTTAATTGAAATATTTACTGATTCTGATATAAGTGAATATGCAAATGAATGGATAGATACAGTACTATATAATCTTGGAAGATTAACAGGTAGTGTTGCAAGTATTGGAGTAACAATAGCAGATAATTTATTAGGAGGAATTGCTAATTTTTTAGAGCAAAATCAGGAAGATATACAAGAACATATAATAAATATGTTTAGCATATCTTCTGCAGGTTGGGACTTAGCAGGAGATATTTTTGAAACTTTTGCTGATATTTTTGCAATTTTTAGAGGACCAGAGGCAAAACAATGCACAGCTGATATAATTGCAATTTTTACCGATGGGCTTTTTGGAATAATTGAAATTGGCGGACAAATTGGTTATGACATTTTGTATATGATAACACAGCCTTTTATAGAAAACAAAGATTTAATAAAAGAATCTTTAGAAGGAATATTGCAACCAGTTAGTTCTATTTTAGGAACTATAAAACAAGGCATACAAGATACATTTTCAAAATTCTGGGAGGTATATGATACTTATATTAGACCAGCAGTAGAAAATATCAAAGATGGGTTTTCCAGCATTTTGGAAACCTGTTTGAAAGTTTGGAACGAAAATATAAAACCAATACTTGATGAGTGGGCAAAGAAATTTGACGATTTGTGGCAGCAACATTTACAGCCAATGGTTAATAGTTTCTTAGAATTTGTTGGAAAATTGGTTAATGTTATCTCTGAATTATGGAATCAATGGCTTGTTCCAATAATAAATTGGATTGTTGAAAATGTAGTACCAGTTCTTCAGCCGATAATTCAAACTTTAGGAAATTTGATTGGTGATGTATTTGGAGTAATCAGCAGTGTTGTTGGAGGTATTTTTGAGGCATTAGGAGGACTAATAGATTTTATAGCAGGTGTATTTTCAGGAGATTGGAGCAGAGCTTGGGATGGTATTAAATCAATTTTTAGTGGAATTTGGAATGCAATTAAAGGAATTTTTGAAGGAATCTGGAATGCAATTAAAGATTTTGTAACAGGAATATTAGATACTATAAAGAATTTATTTTCAAACATTTGGAATGGAATTAAAGAGGCTGTTTCCGGGATACTTAATGGAATAAAAGAAGACATATCATTTAAGATAAATCTAATAAAGACAGTTCTTTCTAATATATTAAATAGCATAAAAGATACCTGGGGAAAAATTTGGAATGGTTTAAAAGATTCTGTTGGAAATATATGGAACGCAATAAAAGATAAAGTTGTTAATGGTGCAAAAGGAGCTTTGCAAGGAATTAAAAATGTATTTGGTTCAATTGGAAATTGGTTTTCAAGTATTTTTGGAAATGCTTGGAATAATGTTAAAAATATTTTCAGTGCGGGAGGAAAAATTTTTGATGGAATTAAAGATGGTATAGGCAATGCTTTTAAATCAATCGTAAATCGTTTAATTTCTGGAATAAATAGAGTTGTATCAATCCCATTTAATGCAATAAATTCAGCCTTAAGAACAATAAGAAATGTAAGAATAATGGATTTTCAGCCGTTTAGCTGGTTAAGTACAGTTAGTGTTCCTCAAATCCCATATTTAGCACAAGGTGGATATGTTAAAGCAAATACGCCTCAATTAGCAATGATAGGAGATAATAGACATCAAGGAGAAATAGTAGCACCAGAAGATAAAATACACTCAATCGTAGCTGACGAGTTGAAAAATTTCAAAGGTACTGATAATAGTGAAATTGTTAGATTATTGAAAGAAATTTTGAAATACCTAAAAAACACAGGAGGAGATATTGTTTTAAGTATCTCAGACATAGAGATTGCAAGAGCAGTAATTAGAGGCATGAAACTGCTACAGTCAAAGACTGATAAATCAATTTTAGATTTTATTTAAAGGAGAATAAAAAATGGAAGGAATTACAATATTAAAAGTAAACGGAGTGGCAATTCCAGCACCTAAAAAATGTCAAGTCGTAATAGCTGACCAGGATATCAATTCTGATACAGATGCAAATGCAAAATTGCACAGAAATAGAGTAGCTGTAAAAAGAACAATAAGTAATGAGTGGGGTCCTTTAAAATGGGACGAAATAAGTAAAATTTTGACATCTATTAAAGATGTCTTTTTTTCAGTTACTTATCCAGACCCACAAACAGGAAAATATGAAACTAAAGCAATGTATGTAGGTAATAGAACAGCGCCAGTTCTTGTAGTTGAAGATGACGGAACATTTGTATGGGAAGGATTAAGTGCTGATTTTGTTGAACAGTAGGTGATATATATGTATAATAAAAATCCTTATTATCAAGAGGTATTAAAAAATGAAGAGCTATTAATTATAGCAAGAATTATATTAAATAATATAGTTCTAACAAATAAAGATATAAAAAGTATAAAATACGATTTAAATACAAATGATGGTGAAAAATTTACTATTGGTGGTGTATACGGAGCAACAGTCGATATAACATTACTAAATTTTGAAAATGAGTTAGATAATATAAAATTTGAAAATAAAGAATTTAAAATTGAATTAAAACTATCTGTGGATGATTTGTATACGGTAAAAAAAATTAATAAAACATCTATTAAAGAAATAAATAAACTTAAAATAAAGCACCTTACATCGTTGTGGATTCCACAAGGGATATTTTATCCTACTAAAATTAATAAAAATGAAAATGAAACTATAACAATAAAATTACAAGATAAAACAAAATATTTAGAGGAAGAATATGAATGTAGTTTAACACCACCATTTACAATTAAAGATTTATATAAAGATGTACACAATTATTTCAAAATCAATTCAAATTCAAGCAGTTTTTACAATGAAGATGTGATAATAAATGAAGTTCCAAAAGGATATACTGGGAAAGAAATATTAGGATACATTGCAGAATGTGCCTGTGGTATATATATAATAAACAGATCAGGAAGAGGTGAAATAAGGACATTTGCCAATGAACCTGTAAAGAAAATTGAAAAAGGAGCCTATAATAAATTTGTTCCAGCAGAAAGTTATATTAATATTCAAAAAATAAAATACAATAAAGATTATGTAATAGGCGAGGATAATGGATATATATTAGAGCTAAGTGAAAAGAATCCATTTATAACTGATGAAGTGGCACAAAAAATCTTAATAAAAATGCAAGGGTATACATACATAACTTATGAGTATAAAGCGAGTATACCTGATATATCTATGGATGTATTAGATATGATAGATATAACTGATACGAAAAATATTAATTATTTAACTTACATAAGAGGAATTTCGTGGGAGTATACTGGAGCAGTTTCACAAACCTGGAGTGCAAAAGGCGAAACCAAGTTTGATAATACCTATAAAACGAAAGGTCCTATACAAAAACAAATATCTGATATAGTTACTAAAGAAATTCCAAATGTGTATGAAGAAGCAGTTAGTAAAGCCACTGAATTAATCAAAGAATTTAATGGTGGATATGTAATAAAAAAAGATGGTGAATTGTATATTTCCGATAATTTAGACATTGATAAAGCAGAACACTTATGGCGTTGGAATATAAATGGATTTGCTTACTCGAGCAAAGGCATAAATGGACCATATGAAACAGCAATAACCATGAACGGACAAATAGTAGCAAATTTTATAACAGCAGGAACATTATCCGCTAACAGAATAAAAGGTGGAACATTAAAAGTTGGAGGAATAAATGGTTCTAATGGAAAAATAGAAGTCCTTGATAGTGAAGGTAATGCAATTGTAACAATAGACGAAACAGGAATCTTAATGGGTAGTAATACGCAAATTTTAGGCGAAGACGGATTAATGAACACATATATTTATTCCGGAAGTGGGAATGTAGGATTTGAGTATAAATTTGAAGAAGAAGATTTAGAAAAAAAAAGCATAATTATAGATATACCAATACCTAAAAATTTAAAAATAAAACAAGCAAAAGTAATTTTAACACATACACCTGTTTATTGGACTATAACAGATTTAGAAACTGGAGAAGTTAAAAATTCGTGGGGATATGCAAGATCTGTAAAATTATATAAATGTAGTAATATAAATAACCGTTTATTAGCAGCTAACTTTGGAGGAGATGTATGGGAAAATGTTGACAATGATGATTATGAAGAAATTAATAACGCTTTTGGGCAAAATGGTTTTACAGCACAAGTTCCATCTAAAGAATCCTATTCATCTGAAAAAATTGAATCTTTAGATATTTCGAATGAATTAATTGAAGGCATAAATAGATTAAAAATAGAAACATCTTTAGAAAATGTGAATGACAGAATTGATGGAGCAACAAAAACAGGTGCAATGTATGCAACAATAATAATCGAAGGACTTATACAATACTGAAATTGAAGGAGGATAAAAAAATGAGTGTTTTTACAAATCTATTAAATTTGTTTAAATGGGACCCAGAAAAAGATGCTGAGGAAGAATTTGATATAGGCAAAGCACTAAATGACAACTGGGACAAATTAGACAATAAAATTGATGCACATACTAAAAATACGCAATTAGTACATAAGAACGCAACCGCTGGTTTAAGTGGATTTATGAGCAAAGAAGATAAAAAAAAATTAGATAATATAGAAGAAAAAGCAGAGCACAATATAATCGAAAAAATACAAAAAAACGGAGAAGATATTCCAGTTGTAGATAAAGTTATAAATATAACTTTAAGTAAAAGTGATATAGAATTAGATAAAGTAGATAATACGTCAGATTTAAACAAACCCATATCGCTAAAAGCAAAACAAGCATTAGAAAAAAAAGTTGATAAAGAAGAAGGAAAAGGGCTAAGTTCAAATGATTTTACAAACGATGACAAAAAAAAATTAATCCCGTCCGGAGGAACAACAGGACAAGTCCTAGTTAAAAAATCTAATCTCGATAACGAAACTGAATGGGCAGATCCAGTTGGTGGAGGAAGTGCAACAGGAGATACATTGCCAATTGGTTCAATAATGTCATATTCAAAAGCAACTGCTCCTGAAAATTGGCTAATTTGTGATGGAAGTGCAATAAGCAGAACAAATTATTCAGAACTGTTTAATGCAATTGGAACTACTTTTGGAGAAGGAGATGGAAGTACAACATTTAATCTTCCAAACATTAAAGGAAGAACTATTGTTGGATTAGATGCAGAAGATACTGACTTTAATGCTATTGGAAAAACACTTGGGGAAAAGACACATACATTAACAGTAGCAGAAATGCCAGAACATAACCACAAGCAATCGTTAGATGGAGGAAACAGTGGAAATTCAGGCAATGCTGCATACAGTTGGTCTGTTCCGGCAAATCAATATCTTTACACAGGAGATGATTTAGCAGGGAAAACTGGAGGCTCACAGCCACATAACAACCTTCAACCTTCATTCGTAGCAATTTACATAATAAAAGCAAAACAAAGTGCTGGAGTAGTTGCTACAGTAGTAGACAGTTTAGAAAGTACAAGTGCAACGGATGCCTTGAGTGCAAAAAAAGGAAAAGAATTAAATGAAAAAATAACAAGAAACAGCACTTATTCAACAGAGGAACAAGCAGTAGGCGCCTGGATAGATGGCAAGACAATATATAGAAAAGTTATAAATTTTGGAACATTACCTAATGCAACCAAAAAAGAAGTACAACACAATA